CTGTGCAGTCGTCAACAGCAACAGCGGCAGCAGTGGCGGCAGCAAGTAAATTCGTCATAGTAAATTACTCCTATAATATTTTGGCTTATCTAACAATATATGGTTAGTTTTGTCAAGTCTTATCTGCAATATTTAGTATATTTATTGACAAAGTCTTCTACTCTACCTTTGCCTTTAGATGTGTTGTAAACCTCTTTCCATATATTTGCCAATCCATAGACATTATTAGCAGAAGGTAGTGGGAGAACTGACCTCCTATATTTTAGTCTAGCTATTACTATGCTATACTCTGGGTCATCTTTAAGCCTTTTAAGATCTGGGCCGGACATTGAGAACTCAGCCCAAAGAACTGACTGCAGACTTTGTCGATAGCGTATGTAATTGTTCCAGATATCGTGCATAGTATTAGGTTCAATCTGCCACCAACCGAGCCCAGGACCACCACCTAATTGTTTTGTATACTTACAGAAATCACTTTCTACGGCACATGTACCCATCAGTAGTTCAGTAGCTGCTGGGGAATACATCTGTAAGCGCATTAGAACGTCTGTAATGAGCAATCTCAAATCATCTTTATCCATATCAACCACAATGTATTGGAGCTGTAATAGTCACACCATGTTTAGGATCAACTAACCAAAAAGGTTGCTGAGGTGGTTCGTATCCAAAGTTTCCTGCGTCAGCAAATTCATTATAACCACAAATTGAGCCCGCCATGATCTGATTGCCTAAAAACTTCTGAGTATGAAAGTGGCCACAACAGAGAACGTCGTATGGTTGATCAACTGCTGACTGCCTATCACGTTTCTTTGTATCACCTTTTATAACAGGGAGAAGTGGGCCTGACCAGCCTGAACCCCCTCTAAACTGATTACCGTGAGTCAGCATGAAAGTAGTATCATATACTTTCACTAGTTTATCTGGGGACTCTGAAATACTAAAGGTAATTCTACTATCATTCTTTAGAGCAGAGGCTGTCATCTTGTAAAAGAGGTAGTCAAAGTTATCACGAACCGCATTCTTAAACTTCAACTTCTGCGACATCCTACCATGATTACCAACCACGCAAGGAACATAGACAGATCCATAGACATTAGTAATAAGACGAATACCGGCAGCTAAAAGTTCGCTATAGTAGACAAGGGTGTCAGCAATGGGAAAGTCATTGGTAGCCTGCAGCTCCTCATGAATAACACCACTAACCATGTCGCCTGCGAGCATGAGCACTAAACCTTCAATCTCTATGCCGGTAAAGTAGGAGTTACGAAGTTTTATAAGGGATTGAAAATAGGTTTGAATGCGCTGAGTAGCAATCTCTCGGTTGTAAGCATTAATGCCATTGATCTGTTCAGGGTCAACGACTTCGTCAAAGTGTGTGTCAGAGAGCATGGCACAGGCCATTGCTTTATTCTTAGTTAGGGATTTATTAATTAACCACTCAGGACTATCAGATTCCTGTTTAGAGACATTGTTGACAAGGTCAACAACTTTGTTGAGCCTACCTAACTCATCTCTGAGTTCTTTGTTTTTACTGTTGAGTGATATGAGCTTATCTAGCAACCTTGCTTCTGATGCGGCCCCTGTATGTTTCAGCAGTACGTGCAAATTCTGCAGCATCTCATGCAGCACTCTCGCATTATGCTCGCTGCAAGTGCCTTTGAGTTCATCAGCTAACTTATCCCTTGACAGTATCTTTGATTCTTTCTCGTACTTAGATTTTAGCTTTAAAACTTTGCCCCAAACCTCATTGGTTAGCTTCAACCTTCACCACCTTTTTGTAATCAAGAGTTTTATAGAATAGGCCGCAGGAGAACGGAAAACTTTTTACTCCCCATTTAGAGAACTTAACTATGCAACCTTTGTTAGAACAATACTTTCTAAACTCACACTTTTCTCCAGCGTAAACTATGACACTGAACGCTCCATTAATATTTAATGCTAATGGCTTGGGCTGGACATCTACAGATTGCGCTATTGATGTTGTCAAGTTCCTCATCAAATCGTTCATCTGATATAACTCCTCTATAGTTGGTAAGGAGTATACTTCTGAAAAAGGTGATTCCGAGGTAAACTTCACAGCTTCTGTCCCCGCAAACGTCGATTCCAGGGCATCTTGTAGAGTCAAGTGTAATCTCCTTCATTATTTTTTACCTGCTATGAGTTGATCTAGCTTACCAGAAATGTTACAGGTTGTGCCTTTTATCTCTGAAATTTCTCCTCTAATGTCCTGCATCTCCTCAAGCCATTTTATATGGAGCGCTGCCACTTGTTTGTCAACCAAAGCCGCAACATCTCTTTGACAGGATTGTGTAATTGTTAAATGCTCTTTTTCAGTTAGAAGTCCTGCGCTTTTTAATGATTTAATGTCGGTTTCTAAAGTTTCTAGTCTACTATACAGACCAAAAATCTTCCAAAGAGCAATAACGAATGAGAGTAAATACCCACTTCCCAGTACCTTCATCCATGGAATAGTAGACTTAATATACTCTATATCTTCTGGGGACAAAGGTTTCATATCCATAAAATAATCCCTAAATTTAATATTAAATTTAGGGATTACTTTATCACGTTAGCAATAACTTTGCAACAACTAAAAAACTTAATTGCTACAGAGCTATTCTGATCTTTCTCTCATATCAGAAACTAAACTTTCTTAGTTAGTACCAGGGACTAAACCTTCAAACTGTGAATTGACTGAGTTATATATGAGCATTAATTTTGATCTATCTTCAGGAAGTGAAGAGTCAGAGGCTATATTGATATTACCTACACCATCTTTAACCACCACTGTGTGATCAGTGTCTTTGGCCTGGAGAATCAGTATATGACCATCGCTGAAAACACCTGCAATAGTAGTTAGGTCGTCAGTAGCGGCCCCTCCCTCTGTTTCTACCCTCACAAAAGATTCGTCATCTATCGTCAACACCCCCCCAGAGATGGTGCGGGATACTGGAGCCCCTAACGCCAAACCTTTTATATTCACTGCTTTAGTGTTAAGCACCCCTTTGTCAAACCAGGAAGCCTCATCATTACTAACCCCAGTAATTACAGGAATACTAACCATGTTCCCTAACAAGGAGTTACCAGCAGCAAAAACATTTGTAACATTTTCATTCACCAGTACAGCAGACACACCAAACCCTTCAACATAGTTTCCTGTAAAATCAAGTCCTGCGTGGCCGGCGTCGATAGGGACAAAGACAATAGCATGTGGTACCCTTCCACCCGTATTACTGCTTGTGGCTGTAGCTGTAAATCTTGTTCCTGCTATACTGATACCACTCCCGTGAGCTAAATACATACAGTGAGTAGAGTTCGATGTGCCGTACATCTCAATATACCCACCTGAAAAACTCAAGCCTTTTACTGGAGATTTTACAAAAACCACTTTATCAGATGAATAAACATCAAAGTTACACCCAATAAAATTTATTGCGCTAGATGTTCCAACTTCACCTATTCTAACATAGGCACTTCTGTTAGTTGCAAGTATGGTACTTGGGGCAGTGAAAATACATTTTAGAAATACATTATTATGGACATTAAGTCTAAGGTCAAGATGTAATACTGTGGGATCGTGAACTACCAGCATCTCCCACAAGTTTCCAAAACACCCCTCCTCAAGATACACACCAATTTTTGGTTGATATATGTAAAGGTCTTTAAAATGTGAGCCGTTAGCGTTTGTTCCAGAAATCCCATTAATTTTATAGTGACACCACAAACTCATCCCAGAGAGAGTCAATGCTCGCGTTGACTCAGTTTCTGACCCGAGCTTGAACATTCCTGCAACAAGTGTAACGTCTGCGTTAGAGGTGCCTTGCTCCTCACCTACATAATTAAGCGTAGTGCCGCCCGCAGAAGCCACTGAGCTGTTATTTGTGCTCTTCCCACTCCCGTCTCCTTTAATATTCAACCCTAGTCCTCGCACTACTGGGAATTGCTCGACCCTGTACACACCAGCAGTAATTCTTACAACCGGCTTCGCTCCATCAGGATAACCATTAGCACAATCTATGGCAGCCTGTATTCCAGGCCCAGAATCTTCTGAAAAACTGCCAGCTACCGCCCCCCACCACTGTGGATATACTTTGGATATCTTCCCTTTTACATTTATACCTCCATCAAAATGCTTACTCTTGGTGGCTCTGAAACCTTTGAGAAAAGTAACAGTTACACCAGACCCACCTACGAGCATTCCCCCATCTTCAAACGTCACCTTTCTATCCGCAGGAAAGGTTAGATTAGAAGTGAGTGTGTGGGGGGCTGTGATGACTACCCGGCATCCAGCGTAATCAATCCCAGCAGCATCCGCTATCGTGGGTATAGGCAACACCCAACCTGAAGGTCTAATGGCATAAACACCTGTCACTGGCATTAACAGCCCATCTTGTACCATAGTGTTTAAAAGCTCCTCATTCGCTCTCAGCCTTGCCAATCTTTCAGCTCCGGTCATTTCACTGCTCCAGTATTATGATATTCTAAAAATATAAGTGTGAAGTCGCCGCTATAGCTACTCATGAGGAATGCTCATCATATCGGCCATAATCTCATTGAAGATCTCCTCGTAATACTCCCACGTAGGGGAGAATCCAAACATCTCCACTACAGCGATATAAATTGAATCAATCTCATAGTCGCGCACGCTCGGGGTTACTTCCATCTGGGCGGTTATGGTAAATAGATTCCCAGCAATCGCAGTGAGTGCCCATGTGTTGGGTATAAATCTAGCTTGATACTCTGCCGGCACACTATTATCAAGTATAAGGTCAACTCTAAAGTACTGTGAAGGTTCTACTGATACAGTCGCGTGAAAGGTTTCAAGGTAGTCATATCTATCTCCTACTACCCTCCATGCAACATTTACAAGCCGAGAAGAGTTTATCAGATTCCTTCTATAACGCCCACCTCCACCATCAAGCTGAACTCTTAATACATCGGATGTTCCAATAGATGTTGAGTACTCAGAGGTTGTTGGTCTTATTAATAGTTTATAACTAGCCATTATACATGTCTCCTGGTATCACTGCAGTGAAACATTATATTTTGATACCCTTGACACAGTCTCATATTATTCAGTGACTAATCCATTAATAAAGTCAGTGTCATGTTCATAGAATCTAGCATCATAATTACTACAGTTAACACTATAGCTCTTATTTTCCTGCGGTGTAATTTCATTAACTAAGAAATTCTTAATCTTATTATCTGTCTCTGCTACCAGATAATAAGTTGTTTTTGCATAAGCATCTTCAGCAGTAGATAATGGCAGAGCTGGAGCATGGGATAAAATGATAGTATACTCACTATTACCTGGATTGCAACTTATATTTTCTACACTGCCGTCGCTAAGTTGTAAAAATATGCTGTAATCTACCCCAGTTTCAAATATTGTAGGTTGGGAAGTTGTTACTATAAGCCCATCCTGCGAAACAATCTCACCATCTTGCATATCAGGTCTTGTATTATCAGCTAATAATATGCGATGACCAGTAACAAGATAGCCAGCCTCACTAGTAGCTGTAAATTCAACATCTACATTTTGGTAATTTATTTTATTATAAGCTCTCCAAGCGTGAAAGTGACTCTGCACTATATTTCTAACTCCAGGAATATCTAAAGTTTCTGGATTAATAGCGCTTCTATCTTCAGGTATATAATAGGAGGTTATAGCATCATCGGCTGGATCAGTATAAGTTAATTCAACACCATCGCTATCTTTTCTAGGTCCAAAATATACTGTTCTAGCCTCTGTTCCAGGTAATTTATTCCTGTGGTTGAACAATAGGACACTGTCCTCAGTACTCCTCTCAAAATATAACTTAATTTTACTCGCCTGTCTGTATGCCCTACAAAATACAGCTTGAGCTATAGTAGCCAAAGTCTCTTCAAAACTTATATTGACTTCAGAAAAAGTGTAGCAGAATTCGGCAGCTAGGGGGGTACCGAAATATTCAACTACCTCCTCTACGGTGGAATAGATCAGATCAAAATCTACCTCCGCTGGAGTGCGCCTCCCCATTCTAGGGTCTAGGCAGACTGCAGAAATAATGTCAGCAGCATTTCTGGTGCTATGAAGAGAGGATGAGAAGGTAGATCCAGAGATGCGTTGTGGGAGTTTTCTAGTTACAAGTAATTTTAACTTTCGTTCTTTAATACTCAAGGCACTCTGATTGACCACAGTCCTGGTAAGAACAGTAGTGATATCCCCGAAGTGTGGCTGCGTGACGGATTTAACAGACATCAAATCGCGGAATTGGATTTCGTCAACGACCACCCCATTGAAGTCGTAATCCTTGGGGGTGGTGCGCATCACCCTTACCTTGCAACGACCTGGAGTAATGAGAGCTGCCTTGACAGTTACACCTTTGACCTGATGGTCTGTCGATGACCCAATAACGGTCCCCATGAAAGTTTCTAGTGCCCCAGCATTATCCCCGTCTCCATCTATCGGTTGCACTTCCATCTTGAACGACGCAGAGCGTGAGGTTTGGTTTGACCCATCATCTGCATACATGCCTTGCGTAGCAACAACATTAGCATATACTGACTTGGTAGTGTTTGGCAAGGTATACCAATCTGTCCATCTATCCGCGGTAGTAGTTATCGTCGCTACGGCTGCGGTTGAGGTTCCTGAGGTTTCAAGACAATTCCATAAAGTATTCTCTGCTTCTGGGTTAACGAGAACAAGCGTGTTTGAGGTAACGGACAGCAGTTCATAAGTGCCGTCAAGATTGATCACACTTTCTGGGCATATTAGAGGAACGGGAGTAACATTGAGAAATGCCCCCTCAATGGTGATCGCGTCACCATCTTCAAACTTATCAGTAAAATCTATACTAGAATCATTACAAAAAATCGTGTCTGGCCAAGTAAAAACAAGGGTATTCTTTGTATCGACCCTGTTCTCATTTGGTGCTCTCAACACTTGCCCGTTGACAGACTCGGAACGGTCAATATCAAGCACAGGTTCAGCAATCGGATCACCAACCGTGTAAAAAGGCACTCCACTGTTTGGTGATGTGTTTGGGCCGTACACCTCAAGCCCTGCTCCTGAAATGTTATCTACTGGGGTTATCCCCTCTACAGCTTCATGTATTTCATACGCACCGACACCAACACACAGATAACTGATCTCGATTTCTCGATTACCTACAAAAATAGAGTAGGGGAGAGCAAGAAGGTCAGGCACGGACCATACAGTACCATAAATTGAAGGTATTCTACCATTTAATCTTGGAGTATTAACTCGACCAGAAAGCACACCATTTGGTGACTGGACCTGTTGGTTACGTGTAGTTGGAGCGTTCGGCACACTAGGAGCTAGAATTTTAGACACTGCCATAGAAACCACCATAACGGCTAGGGCCTTTCCTATGACTAACCACGTCCCTGGGTCAGTCCCAGGATAAACTACTGCATAAAGCTGACCTTCCAATGACTGCAGTCTTTTAATACCTTCCTCTAATACCAAAACCCCTTCATGCCCTATAGGTGTAACATCTCTACTTTCTGCTATTTGCTCATGATATATCCTAGCAGTCTCAGGTAAAACCTCATATCTCTCCTTCAAGCTAGCACAAATATCTTCAGTTTTAATGTGCTCCCAAGTGCTTGGTTCCAAGACATTATCAATGAGAGTCAAGGTCTTCAACATAGGTAATACCTCACTCGTTTAGCCCCAACACCAACAACTTCTATTGGTTGGTACTGAACTCCTTTTTCTGTAATATGCAAAACTTTGCCCCTTACAAATACACCAACATGTGGAGTGGCTTTATGATATTGAAAAAAAACTAAGCATGGGTCTGATGGAGTCTCTAACCTCTTAAATCTACGCAGATTAGATGTGGTTACTTTGTTAGTCTTCGTGGATAGAGAAAGCTCGTTACTCAAGTCCTGCCCCGTTAGGTCTAACCATACATCAACCGCAAAACTCGCACATCCGTAGGAATGAATATTGTATTTTCTACCAAAGTATTTGTCAGTAGAAAAACTCATAAAAAGCCTCTCAACATTGGGAATCTTACTAATGAGTACAGCTCTCCAGTTTTACTAATATTAAGGCTGGGCGCAGCGGCTTCGAATGTTGCCCCCTCAGGAGCGAGGGATATATTTGATATCTCGTATACTACAGGACCAAACAAGATTGTTTCCAAGTCATCGCTTCTATAAGTACGGTAAGTGAGTGTGGGTTTTTTAGTCATCCCATTTGCTAATATTACTGCATCTATTTCCTTGGGTATAACCTCACCTAAATCTCCAAAGGTGATATTTATTTTTTGATCCAAATCAGCCCTATTTTCACCTAGTGTGATGGCGAGTGGATAATAAGCATAAATATAGTTATTGCCGTCTTCGTGCTTAACTGTGCAGCCGTTTGAATAGTTTCTGACTATTCTGTAAGTCGCAGTAAAGTTTGGATGCTGGAATTCAAGACATTCCACCTCAGCTACTCCACCGGAAGAATTTAAAAAGTATTCTGAGTATTCACTCACAGTATGTAGTTCCTATTATGCAGTAAGAAATAATGGAGGTGATGACACAGTTTCTAAACCCTAAACAAAACACACCCTTAGCGCCTTCTACTAGTAGTAGTAGATATTGCCAAGGACTTGCTTACTCTACTATTAGGATCTGCTATACTAGCGGCGATAAGATTTGGGGCTGTCTTTCTTACAGTAGAGTGGGCTTCGTCCCTAGCTATGATTCTAACCTCATCAGCACTTAACTGTTCTACCTCAAAAGCCTTACTTGTGCCATAGTTATTTACAACAACCTTCGTTCCAGTTCCCCTCCCGCCTAATGCTTGCATTTGGGACTTTGTAAAAACCCCTTCACCTTTTTGCAAGACAGCAGGGAACTCATCAGGAAGTAGACCACTGTGATATCTTGGAGCATTAGTAAAAGTTGCTGAAGGTAAAGCTCCGCTGTAATAGTTATTATCTTTACCTACAACGCCACCTGTGTGATAAGTGAACAAGCCCCCAATGCTGCCTAAAATAGAACCAAAGTTAAATCCAGTATCCGGATTTACCCAAGTACCTGATGCTCCTGTAGCCCCAGCGCCTAATGATGCAAGTAATGGGGTTAAGACAGCTTGCTTAATAGCAATCCTAGCAATGTCACTGATTATGGAATTAGCTAGGTCAGTAAATGAGAGTTTGCCAGTAGTAACAAACTCTACTATAACATCTTCCATCCCTTTAAAAACATTGTCAGTAGCCGACTTAACATCCCTGAACATTTCTTCAGTAGTGTATCCAGCTTCAGACACAGCCTTAGCCATTGCATCCCAAGGTGAAGTGTTGGATATTGTGGATTGGAGATTAGTAGTAACTGTTTTTAGTTCCCCACCTTTTGCGATTAGTTCTTGCTGGGCTTTAGCCGCTGCTTCATACTGCTTAACTAGATTCTCTTGCTCATTGACAATAGCCTTTGTCTTATCATCTACCTGATCCTGGGTAAGTTTGAGGGGATTTTTTGACAGGCCATCTCTAATCTTCTGCAACCTTTGCATTGACTGGCCATACTCATCACCTAATCTACCAAGCTCTGCGTAAGAAGACCCTACAATTTGGGTATAATCGGCCTGTACTTTACCAGCCTCAATCATAGCCTGATTACGTTTATAGGTTTCTGCCTCGATCTTTGTCATACCAACAGTAGCGTTCTGCTTAACAAAAGATTCAATATCCCCCATTAGCGTTTTTGCATTCTGATTCCATTCTCTGGCAGAGGCATTAGTATCCTTCATCTTTTCTACATAAAGATCATAGGTAGCCATCAACTGCTTCATAGCCTGAGCAGCCTCTTTATTAGCTTCAGCCTCAGCTCTTCTACCTGCAGTGGCTGCTCTATTAGCTAGTATCTGGTCAGAGGTTAGAGCTATATCCTTTTTCTTGGCTGCTTCAAGTTCAGGGCCAAAGGACTTCTTAATTGCCTGTTCAGACTCACTTAAAACTTTATTATACTCTTCAGCCGACATTCCAGCAGCATCAAGCTTCTTTTTCTGGTCAGCAATAGTTTCAGAAATTCTTGCCTGGACTTTTTCAACCTCACTTTTACCTACAAGATCTGCTTGCCGAGTATAGTAGTCAAGACTCTTTAATGCCTCCTCTCCTGCAGAACTCTGGGCTTCTGTCAACTTACCAACAGCCCCAGCAGCTTTACCTGTTGCCTGAGCAATGTTGTTCTGAGCCGCAGCTGTTTTTTCAAGTTCAGCAACAACCTCTCGCTCTGCTTGTAGCCTCTTAGTAACATCATCGAGTTTATAATTGTGGTAAGACTTCGTTACTGGATTAGACGCCTCTTGCACCGATCTTTGTTGATAGTTTAGAGCCTGTTGGAGTACCTTTACTTTCTCTCTAGCTTCTTCTAATTTACTAATGGACTTATCATTTATGCCCAAGGCATCAAGTAAAGCACCACCTCCAAGAGTAGCAACTGTGCTCCCTAGTGCTGCTCCCTTCATTCCACCAAACCTCGCACCGACTAAACCACCAATAAGTGCTAGCTTTCTGTTAGTGTCTGCATCTGTAGAATCGAGAATTTTTATAGTAAAAGTTATAGTTTTGGCCGCTGCTGTTGTCAGCCAAATTAACTTATCAACAATAAAAGTGAACGAGTCCTTTGTGTCTTGTGAATTGACTACGTCTCTTAGCTCCTTCATCATTCTTACAGAAGAAGCATTATCATACGAGGTTACAAACAAGTTATTAATAGAAGCAACAAGAAGATCAAGATTATACTTACCAGACTCTCCTAAGCTCTCTATAACCCTCTGTAAGTAGGTAAACTGCCTACCACCCTCTCCACCAGCATCAGAAACTTTATTCTTGTAATCCCCGATAGTCTTATTAAAGTTAGTAAGAGCCTGCTCTGCTGAGGCGATACCCGGAGCAATTGCCTTCAGACCCCTCAACCCACCAGAGTCCTCTAAGAAAGCAGCTCGCATAGAGGCAGGCAACTTATCTGCTGCTTTCTGTAAGTCACCAAACATAGTGACTAGATCTTTAGTTTTGCCAGTAGTTGTATCTATAGCAGTAAACCCAAGCTGATGAAATTGCTCTTGAACCTTTTTTGTTGGGTTTACAAGTTTGGTCATAGCAGTGGTTAATCCTGCACCTGCCTTAGCTGCATCAATACCTTTATCGTGCATGACACCAAGAACAGCCGCCACTTCTTCAATGCTACTACCAAACAATACATTCTGAGAAGTTGCGTTCTCGAACGCTCTCATCATGGTAGGGATGCTCGCTTGAGAAATATCAGCTATTTTGGATACTACGTTTGCTGTAGTTATGACATCTGTGTTATAGGCTGAAGCAAACTTCTGAACTTGGGCAGTGATATCTTGTAGCTTAGTGCCTGAATAATAGGCCATAGCAGACAACTGCTCAAGCATAGTAGTAGTCGTACCACCTTCTTGCTGAATAGGTTTTAATGCCTCTGCTGCTGATACCCCTGCACGAGAAAACTCTAGTAGCCCCTCAGCCTGTTCAGTTAGACTTTGAGGAGAGTTCCCAATCGTTAACAGTTGCTTCTCTAATTGCTCAGTTGTTATTGCTGCTCCACCTGCACTTGTCTCTAGGAAAGATATTTTTCTGGCAATGTCATCGAATTCGGCACCAAGCTGCACAGTCTTGATTGTGGCTGCTACCGTAGCAAAACCGGCGATCATGGGCAGCATCTGCCCATAGGTCAACCATAGCCCCCCCATAGCGCCAGAAGCCCCCCGCATAAGGTTGTGAAAGACACTGGATTTTTTACCAGCATTATCCCAGGCTTCTCCTAACTTTCCTAAAACCCCTACCTGATTTTTTAGTTTGTCTGTTGTAGGATCATAAAGTTTTGACTCTGCCTTCATCTGCTCAGAGTAATCATACCCCCCTGCTTTACTACCAGCCGAAAGTCTTTCTCTTCCAGTCTGAGCATAAGGAGTAATGGTAGGTACTCTGTTTGCTAAGTTCTGCTTCTCTAACTCCTGCTGCGCGAAGAACTGCTGTTCTACAGAAGCAATGACAGCTCTTCTAGCTGCAACTTCCTCTGCTAAGGCAGCTTTAGTTTCTTTGCTGAAGGCCGCTCGCATTTTAGCAATCTCAGCTTCCTTCGCAGCTAACTGAGATTCTACTTCATTGAAAGTTTCTATGTCCTTTAATTGTTTACCATAATCAAACCCTTTTTCATAATTACCCATCTTACCAGAAGCGTTGAGTTTCTGGTAAGCAGCAATCTGGGCTTTTACTGCAACAGTCTCAGCAGTCAATGCAATGGCAGCTTTGTCTGTTAGGAGTAGTTCTCTAGCTTTTGCATCAACATAAGCACCTTCAGTACGCAGTAACCCATCACGAGCAGCTTCTTCAGCGCGTAGAGCTACTGAGGTTGCATGTGTTGCCTGAGAATTGGCTGTAGCAATAGTTGAGTACTGACCAGAAGTAGTAATAAAATCAGAGAGTTGCTGACGGCTATAAGCTAGGTTACGCCCAACTTCTTTTATAGAGGATTCAAATTCTTTTAGACCAGAGTTCATCTTACCACTTGACCAAATACTGTCAAGGGAAGTTTTGAATCCTGCTAACACATTCTTTGATTGGGAAATAGACGAGGTTAACTTCTCTGCTTCTCTTGCAAGACCAGCCATAACGCTGGACATAGTTTTAAACTCAGAGTTTCCTTTCTGAGAGGACTTAGCTAATGCGTCAGTTGCGTCAGCAGCCTCTCTTAAATCTCTTGCTAGTCTGTTTACCTTTTCAGCCCCAGTTACATCGGCCCCAATTTTAAGAAGTGTAGCCATTAAATACCTCATTTATTAGGGCTATGGAACTAAGCCAGCCATTACTTCTGGCTGGCTTTTCTGTTTGCTTCTTGTTCTTCTTGTTGTAAAGATATTACTTTAGAAGCGAGAAATCTTACTTTCTCATAAAACTCAACTCGCTCCTCCTGGCCAATTTCAAAGTAATCCATACCTTTGTCTACAGCTAAAAAGTTTATGGCAAAGGCCCCGCCACTTCCAACTAAATACTGATCTGAGCAGAATGAATACAATCTTTGAAAAGGTAGATTGCATTCTAGGGTAGGAGGACGACAACTGCTGCATGGAGGTTCTGTTTCATAAAGTTTATTAGTCTTAATACAAACTTCACAAGATGTCCTTCCTACCCCAGAGTAAAATTCTGCCCAGAGTTCTAGTTTTTTGTTGCCTCGTCCTCCCCAACAATCTCATCAGTCAAGGCTTTTCTAAAGGTATCAATCCACATAGAGAAAGTTTTATCTCCATCTCCAAGCACTGGATCTTCGTCAAGATACAGATTAATATTCTTGCGATTACACTCAATGACTTCATCATCAAACCCACGGAAACCCTTCCAACCAACAACAGATGCTGCACGAACTGCCCGTTGCTGAAGAGTGGGATTGAACTTCAACTCAGTTGTGAAAGAGTCTTCGCCATTAGCTTTACCAACCCAGTCAGTAAACTCAGACTCAATCTTCTGAATCTCCCCAGGTTTAAGGTGCTTAATTTTGAGTTCGGCCTTGTCAGGGTCGCCGGGAATAGGAAAGGTACGGATAATTACACTTGTTAATTTAGGCATTTTGATTCCTCATAGTCTTGGTGGTTTAGTTTAACTTCTGAAAAATGACCCTCCGCAGCTTGCCAATATCCACCAAGACAAGGGCAACGCTTTGGAGGGTCAAAGGGTTATTAATTAGAAAGTTGCTTGAACCTCGATAGGCACACCACCATGAAGCTTGATCGTGGTAGCAGCAGTAGTAGTGGGCAAAACAGCCTCATCGCCAACTGCATCAACAAAGGTCATGGTAGCGTCAGAAACAGTAGCAATTTTAAGATAATAAACAGTGTCAAGGTGCCCGGTAACTCCATGAACAATGACAGTATCACCTACTGCAAAGCCAAGGTCAGCAACAAAACCGTAGTTGGTCGTGTCAGCAGAAGTGGCAGACGCAGAAACACCCGCACCACCAGCAGTCAACGAGAAAGTAGCAGACGAAGTATTCACAGCATGTTTATCATACATGATGTGGCTACCGCCAATTACAATACTGATGGAAGAAGAAAAGATTTGATTCTTTGAAGCTTTTGGGCTATCGAAAGTACCAACCATAACGTAGCCGCCAGGATCAGTAATAAGATCAAGGGCTACGAAGTCAGTGGAGTCTAGCCAGAACCACATATCCTGGATCTGAGCACCAGTACGAGCGCAAGTAGATAGATAAGTCTGCGAAACATCACCTTTCGCAAAGTAATAGTTAGACTCAATGTCAGAATACGATGCACCCGTAGCGTACTTGGTGCCGATTCGAGTACCGATGACATCTACACTCTCCGTATTCTGAGTAAATCCCAGAGGCAGCGTCATATCCTGCAGACCTTTAACTACGAGCTGAGTGCTCTTACCGCTGTGTACAGTAAGCATACTCGCTTGAGCAGCTACATAACCACCATTAATTGCCATCTTGCATACCTCCGTTATTTTGTTTTGTTTCGCAAGAAATTAAAAAGAGGCCAAGATGGCCTTATACAACAATTATAGACTACACTAACATTAGTAGTTCTGTCAAGTATTAAATGACCATGAACCTAATAATATTAGCTATACCTTTATATCCTGGATATGGGTTTATTTCAACAGACTTCATGTCTACATAGTTAACCCCACTAATAGTTTTAAACAACAAACCACCAAGCAACATATTTGAATACAGTGTGGTCCCGTTTAAACCAGTGTTGGTTTTAAATACAGTAGAGACAGTTACAGTTCCATGAACTTCTGCATCAGTCCCCGTAACATCTGTTGCTACTAAGGTGTCCCCGTAATTAACTGAGACAGTGACAAAGAATGTACCTGCAAAATGCTCAAGATCAACTACAAACTTATTTGGATAGTTAATCGGAATAGCAGAATAACTAGCAGTATGTAGACCTTTTATTGTTTCAATGATTGTGCTTCTGACTTCATCAAGAGATATCATAAATCACCAAGGTCAACATCAATAATTCTGCTACTCAACCTTTCTTTGAAGCGTTCAAAAGCCCCAGCAGGTTCATTCACATCTCTAACTGGCCCATACTCGACAACATCCCACTGAGGAGAACCATTAGTAATTGTTAGATCTTTTGTTAAGTATCCTTTGTAATCGTCGGGGATAGCACCAGCATTAGCAACTCTTGCAATATTTACCGCTGTCTCATGTCCCCGTTCAAAAGCTTCATTAGCACTGGCTGGCTTTGGCAATATCTCAAAGGTGTCTTCTGCTTTCAGCCCTATTCTATAGGACGCTACAGTAGAACCACTATACTGTGGAGTCTGCATGAGAAGGATATCAAAGTCATCCTCAATAGCTTCTTTAAGCGCCTGACCACCACGTTTGTACAGAGTAACTGAACTGATCTCTCTTAGTTGCTTGGCGAATTGAGAAGCATTTAGCTTTATCATGGTCGGCAATGACAGATACTGCAACCATCAGCATCAACAGAGATTGATAAGATTCTAAATGATCCAACAGTATCAGACACTTTTGGAGCAATAGTTGGCTTAATGGTTATGGTCTTATCTCCAGGCTTTAACTCAGCAAATCTCTCAGAGGTGTTGTCATAGTATAGATAAGCTTCTTCAACAAACGCCTGTACACTTTGTGTAGCAGGAGCTATGCTTGTGTCCGCGACAGGGTCATAAGTTCCAGCACTTGAGAATGTTAACGTCTGCAATGGGGACTCTAACAGGGTTACGTCAGCTACAAGGAATCCAGCATTGTCAACGAATGGAACATTTCTTACTCTGTAATAATTGCTACTGTTGTGTACAACAATCTTTCCTTTTGCTACTGCTTCGTTTCTAGCAAAGTAAAAAGAAAAGTTTGAGAATATTTCTGATTCTTGTTTCTCAAGAGTAACATCTTTTATAAAAATTGGATGGCCGTAAACATCTCTAGTTGGCAGCGAACCAGAAAGAATCTGGTAAACAGAGGCAACCTTGGATGTAGCACCAACCGGCAACACTGGGTACTTAACTCGTATCACTTCTCCTTTCCACATATCTTGGTTGCCGTAACCAACAATGAAATTCTCACTGTTTAAGGTAACGACATTATTAGCAAAAACTGCAAGCTCAGGTTGCAGTTCAAGAATTCTTCGTCTTGATGATTGTCCAGAGTTTGTGACTTCGTTAAAAACAGTCAGTCTACCTTTAAGGGCTGGCGTAAGCACATTATATGGGTCTGTGAAAGACTCTGTTGCAAATCGTTTTACAGACTTATGCAAGTTCATTATTCAGTTACCGGATCAATTTCAGGAACAATTCTATTGATAAGCGAAATTGCATTGTAACTTACTGTAGCACCTAGTGCTACACTTAGCTCGTTCTTAATAGTTGCTAGGTTAGCTCTAATGTTATTGCTCACGCTAAGAAACGTAGACTCGGCAGAGAAACGAACAGCAGTAGTCTTGCCATCTGATTCCTGCTTCATAGCTGTTAGCGACAGGCCAGATAAACAAACTTCAGCTACAGTATAAGTAGCAAACTCTTTTATTAAACCAAGTAAGGTGTCTTGGGTTTCTGTTGGGGAAGGTAAAGCATCAAGCTCATCAAAATAAGCATAGAGAGTCTTACCTGCACTATCAGAAGTAGACCGCAAAGCTCGCTGAAGAGCAGAAGCGTAAGTAGCTAAGGCGAGAGTAGTGTCCTCTACCTCGTACTCGCTTACACCAAGTACAGCTCTCACATCAGCGTATGTTGTATAGTCAAGGATATTGATCAACTCAACCACCACCAAGCATGCCAGGGATTACTTTCAATCCCCAAGCCGCACAAAGGGCCACAATGATAGGTACAGGGATCTCAACAAGCTGCTCTTTCTTTACAGACAGATAAGCCCATACACCAGCGACTATAGCAGTCACACCTATTTGAGCAATAGAGGGAGCGATTGTGCTGAACATGTCAAACCTCTTTTACAAGATTAGCCTTCATCTGGCTTTTAAGCCAATTGTCTTCAATCACAGGCACAGCATGTTCAGGATTAATAGGAATGTATTTGGCCTGAAACGGGTGCCAGAGAGAGTTGTTCGTACAATAGACCTTAATAATTTTTACTTCTTTAACCTTGGGCATCTCAACTGCTGGAGTCTCTTCTACTTCATCAACTGGAACAGAACTCACAACAACTGGTTCAACTGGTTTATTTCTGGGGCGAGCCATAACACACCTTATATAAGTAACCCATCGGGGTGCGCTGCTAAGATATACTCAAAGTCAAGCGTGATAGGTGTTGTTTAAGGTTAACCCAACTGTCAAGGGTTACTTGACAGTTGGGTTAAGTACTAAGATTAGCTGTTGGTCAGGCTAACTACCGAAAAAGAATCATCGAAGATACGCACCGTTTTCATGCCGAAGGACGATACGAAGGCAGAACCCCGACGAAGCACAAACCTCTCAACATCACTATAGGAAGCATTGCTGTTAACAAACTTCTGCATAGCAAACCGAGAATCCAGACCCATCAAAGTGTTTGCAGGCCAAGAGTAGTCAGACGGCACTACATAGATCTTGACGTTGTCAACAAGGTTAGGATAGATGAGAGAGAACGGAGTATCAAGTCGATCAGTGCTGTTGTTCTGTACATTGGTCGGGCGATCAGTACGACCCTCAATAGCTAACATACCAGCATAGTCAGTAACGATGTAGTCGATCTGTCGTTTCTGTAGACCAGTATACAACCACTTCATGTAAGCCTTATGAGTGATTACACCATCAGCAGCAATAGCACTGTCGAAGGTGTCGGCATTGAGCTGGGCAAGGGCAGCAGTACCATACGAGCCTGCATCCAAATCACCCTGCAAGATGTCGAGCAAGTCCTCACCAACACGCTTATACGCCTCTACCTCAGACTGCCGACGCATTGCCAGAGCTACCATATCAATGGTAGTGCCTTGCAGGGCCTGATCAGAGATCATGACTGCAATCGGAGTCTCAGGAATGGTAATGCTCTTCTCAGAGGCTTTGATGGTCATCATCACTGCAGGCTCTGCCAACTGAGCACGGGCCTGATTACGAGCCTCTTCCGGACCACGTTTACGGGTATAGTCAATGACCGGCTGCTCAACCCGAGAGTTGGCGACAGTGGTGGTCATAGCCACCATGTTGTTAAAAGCAACAACAGGGGACTGACGATCATAATTCATCTGGTTCTCTACCAGCTCAATGATAGCAGCAGGGAACAGAACACGGGACTGAACCGGGTTAATCTCAAGACCCTGAGCAGCTACGTTGAAACCAACTCCACCAGGAGCAGTGCCGAAAATGACATCCGCCATAGTGGTTGGTTTCAGACCCAAACTGTTGTCACCAGTAAAGTTCAGACCAGCAGACGCACACAACTGAGTGAACGAATCATATTTAGAGTCAGCAACCGTAGGCATAGTTGCATTAATGTACTGACGGAGGGTTTTACCCTGCCGCTGCGCCTCTTGATAATGATCAAGAGTTACACGGGCCTCAACCCGCGCACCAGTTTTGTCAACAAACGAACAAGTATCCATTGCCATTGTATGTTATCTCCTATAGTTAAATTATTGTTTCTCAACAAGAACAAGCGTAGTGTCTGCGCCAGATCCGGAGATAACTTTCCAATGTTTGCGGTGCATGTACGGAAGCAGCTCTGCGGTAGTATCGACAGCAGTCCCAGCCACACCAGCATAAACACCACTTACAGAAACCTTACCATAACCAAGAGTTTCAGCGGTTTTTGCAGCAGCAGGAGCAGCAGCTTCTACCATATAACCAAAAGTGATAGCGCCATCGCAGCGTACCCATTTTCGTCCACCAATCTGGACAGTGCCAAAGGCATAGCCATCCTGAGTGAAAGCATCAACACTTGCAAGAAATCCATCAATACCATCGCCATCAGCACACAAGGCATAGGTATTGGCGGCAGCAAGTTTAACAGGTTTGCCAATATCGGCATCAGTGAGATTACCACCAGCAGCTACAGTGCCAGTACCAAGTTTGGCCGAAACCAGATCATTCAGATTGGCCAATTCGTCAAAAGTCCACGCCATTTTAATATCTCCTTATTTAAGATTTATCGCGTGATGTTAGCGGCCCGAAGTTGGCCCTCATGAATAGAGTCCTGCACCAGAGGAGATTGCTCACCTTTGGGTTCTTCAACGGAGGCTTGTCGTTTCTTAAACAGTCCACCCGTTTTAAATTCTTTGTCATAAGCGTCAGTAACAGCTTCATACTCTGCAAGCAGAGACTCAGTACTGAACTTGGTCAGATCAACAGAAGATTGGAAGTTCAGCGCAATACGCCGATTCGTAGTAACTTCGGCTACGATCTGCTTCAGGGTGACAGCTTGAGCCTCGAACTTGGCTGAAGCTGCAGCAATGGTTGCTTCAAGATTTGCAATTTTCTGGTCCTTCTCTACCAGAGCGTCAGTAAGAGTGGAAAGTTGTTTAGAGATATCCTCAGTTTTAACTTCCAAGGCCAGTTCAGTCTCTTCAGCCACAACCGGTTCCGTGACTTCCTCTTCAGAAGTGTTCTCTTCTGCGTTCAAAATTTTATCTACTTCTTCTTGGGTGCAGCCAATTTCATCGAGGCTTTTGCCCGAATCCAAGGCAGCTCTAAGTGCCTGTTTGTTCATAGAAAAACCTCCATGAGTTTGTGTGGTGGTGGAACGTTGAGTTTGAATATATTGCATAACATCATCATATGATAACACAGCATCTGCAAGCCCAACCCTGACTGCTTCTTCACCAATGAATGTTGCTCCATTCAGGGCTTCAGTCTTCAAATTAGGTCGGGCTTTCTGCATTGACGTGCTAAAAATTGTTGCTATCTGGTTTACTTGGTCCTGCAAATGAGAAAGCTCTTTGTCACTTAAATTTTTGTGGGGTGAACCAACGGCTTTAAGCTCAGAAGATTTGATTTCAGTCACCAAAATTCCCTCGTCCTGAAGTTGTTTTTCACGCGAAACGTGAACCAACTTAACCCCAAGACTGCCACTTTCCGATTCGGGGGAGACAAAAATCTTCCTTGCTTGTGACCCCAACCAGTACGCACCACTGCAGCACATACTTGAAGTATAAGAATAGACAGGTTTGATAGCATCAGCCTTCTTGATAGCCTCAGCCCCGTCAACAACTCCAAACGCGCTTCCACCGGGAGAAGAAAACATGAGTAGAACATCTTGGACTTCAGGGTTGGTTGCAGCGTGCATGACATTTCTACGAATTTCATCATACGACGCATAACCAAAAATACGAGTCAACCAATTTCCAGATGAGAGAATACCACCAGAAATCTTGTATACTGCAGTGCCATTGATCACATCATAGTCTGCACTATTTGCATAATCCTCTTCATCCTCCTCGTCATCGTAAGCAGCCTTTCTCTCAAGGTACTCTGCAGAGTCAATGAAGGCTTCAATCCGAGCGTAAGAGTCGAATAACTCTTCTGTTCGGAAAGGATGAATTGCTGTGATCTCTATAATATTTTTAGTCATACCTTATCCTATAGAATAATAAAATTACTTTGTCAAGGATTATTTTTAAATAATTTTACTTTCCTGAAGTCGAATTCGATTTGGGTTGCTGGTCTTTGGGAGTTGTTGCTTTTCCGGCAGCAGTATCGTTGACTCCATCAGGAGAAACTGAGGTGTTGCTATACGGATTTCCTGTTTCTGGAGCCGTATTTGCTCTGAACCCTGTGCCAGATAGTGGGGTGTAGTTACCAGAGGGTAGTGAGCCTGTAAGAATCAAAGAGCACTCTTCATCAGAAATTATACCAAGCGACAACTGCTCAAGGAACAACGACTGCTTCAGTGCCTCGAAACTCCACAGCTCATCTTTTGGTCTTAATGAAGGCGGAGCATACTTGAAGATCACAAAACAATCATGACCGAGTAGCCTAACACCTGTAGTTAACTGAGCAGAAAAGTTTTGGTTGAGTTTTTCTTGAACCCCACCTTCTACTGTACGCAGGTAAAGCATTGATTCTGTGGAAGAATTTCCGCTCGCGATTCCTCTGCCGAGGATGGAGGGCAACGTCCGTGACCCCGCTGACACGCGAGCATTTACCATTGCTCGCTGCTCTTTTGCTGCTTCGTGGCTGCTGATATTACCCGCAGACAAATGCTCGACCTTGACCGTGTCAAATACCGTTAAAGCATCTTCAGGTTGCAACCCATTCAACTCTCGTTGGATGTTGCTGACTAACTCATCAGCAGCAGCTTTGAGCTTAACACTATCATAACGAACATCAGCCGGTAAACTTTCAACCCACTTGGCTTGATCAATGGAAGCAGCCACTCTTGGGAGTGAGGCTTTGGCAAACGCCCGTCTTAAAGTATTGGCTAGTTCAAGGTCAGCGAGAACAGGTTGGATTGCAGCATTGAAAGGGGATGTGGAGTAGGCAGTTTCAGGGTCTTGATCAAGGCAGGTGATCTCGATTAGAGGAGAATCCAGGTAAACATTCACCCCATTGATAGCTAAATAGGGCCGAACCTTGTCACCAGACTCTTCATATTTGAGTTCACGGGTAGAAAAAATGTTGATTCTTTCTGGAGTTTTGCCTTTACCAAGGACTAATTCGCTGCCAAAGCTGCCTGAAATATTGAGACACTTGATTGCACTTTCAGATAAGCTCCTAAAATCACTAGGGAAATTGAATCCTGTATAGTTAGGCTTGAGTTTATCCAACCGATTAGCGAGTGTAATTGCTGCAATTGTTGCTGGTACATCTATCTTACCTTCTAAGTTATAGGCTATGACTGTGTAACTGTCTGTAATTGCGAATCTTGCAAGCGAGGATGAAGCGAGTGACAAGTCAGGAGACTCGTCAATGAACTTCTTGATAGTGCCTTTAGCTGTACTTTCGGTACGAAGCGTTGTTAGATCAACATTCGTTCTATTGACAGAGCCATCACTAATGGTTCCGTTCGACTTCTTGAGAAATACTGGAGCAACTACAGGCCCAGTTTTAGTTGGGAACTTCTCTTCTACAGTTGCTGCTGTCTTTGTCTTAGGTGCTCTTGCCATTATCGTCTAGCTTTTGCTACTTCGTTGACAATTTTAATTAAGTCTTTAATGACAACAACTCTTTGACTTTCTGGGATTTTTTCTATATTTATTAATTCTTTTATTTTTTCCTTGACAATAATTATTAATAAATTAAAGGCAGCTTTATCTGAATTTTTTAGATTCAGTTCCTTTGTCTTGTCCTTGACAATCGCATCAACTGTGTTTAGGAGAGCTGCATCATCCATCTCAGTGTCATTGAGGTTAGAGAGTAGTACACTAGATACAATGTTTGCAGGCTCAACAGCAACAGGGTAACTGTCAAAGGCTAAAGAAATGGACAATCTGAGGGTAGCTTCTTCGACAGGGTCAACAACACCATTACCAATTGTATTTGGCTTGGAGGTAGAGCAGGCTGACAGCAGAAGCAAAAGTAGGGGTATAATGAGGATCGACTTCATAGTTTATCCTTGACTAATAGAGTAATTTAGTCAAGGATAAACTATGTTGTTTAGGTTGTCAAGAAAAAAGTTTGGGGGAGTTAAGAATATTATTTGTTGGCTAAGTCTTTTAGGTAGGTTTGCATATCTTCACCTCTTACATATGCCTGCATGTATTGATAAGCTGAAGAGTTTGAGTCACAACCTGACCAATCCAAAGCTTGTTCAGCAGCCAGTCTATGGGCGACTGCTTCGGTGAAGTCTCTAGAGGCTTTCAAGTTTACATGTTTATGATTAAAGCGTATATTGGCACACCAAACTTTATCTCTGGGATGCCAGTTTACGCCATTAACTCCACTTTTATTATTCTTTGCCATCTTACAGTTTCGACTGTTGCAACTATGAGAAACTTCTCTAATATTGCTCCAGATGTTATTGCTGGGGTTGTGGTCGATATGGTCCACAGGATTTTCAGGTAAATATCCCTCCAGCCATAAAAATATAATACGGTGTAATTTGTACTGGATGTCATCTATCTTAGTCACTAGATAGCCATTAAGATCCTTAGCACCTACAACTTCCCCTATACTAGTATTCCAGGCAGGTTTAGTCTTTCTAGTGACTATGCCGGTTAATGGGTCATAATCAAATAGTTCTCTAACCCTTGCTTGAGTTAGCTTCGGCTTCTCTCTTTTCTCTACGTTTTCGCTGCTGATTTGTTTCGTCGTCATTCCAAAACCTCGATTTACAGATTGCGCAAGTTTTTGGTAGTGTAGGTGACTTAGGCCACCATTCTGCACCACATCGCTTGCAAGTTAGTTGTTCTATAACCATGGAACCTCCTTTAGGTTTAGAATATATTACTAACTAGTAAGAATAAAGTCAACAACTATTTTTACATCAGAGATCACTTTTTAGACGAAAACCTTGAACGAGACTTGACAAAGGCAATGACATTGCAGACCCTTTTTCAATTAATCTCGCAGCTGTACATAGATACACGCAACTGTGTGCCAGATGATCTTGGGTCTTACTGCCATATAACTTTTGCCAAATATATCGAGTCTCTATACTACGGGGATCGCGTACTCTTCGTAGAGCAGAGTAGTGGTCCCTTATCAGAGCGTTGTTATCACCATTTTTAAATTTTACTTTACCTTCCATTACCTTTGTAATATGGTCGTCAAAGAATGGATTC